TTCGATTAATTTACCAATAGCAAGAAATGTTATTCTTTCAAAAATAGAAGGAAGACTAAACACTATTTCGCCAACTGATATTTATGTAAAAGTAAACTATACAGATGCTAATAAAACTTCAGAAGTCATGAGTAAGAAATCTACTAAAGATTATGATAGGTTTTCTTTTAGCTTTGATCCAGGAAATGTTGGATCAATAGATGTCTTTTTTGTTAAGACGGAACCAGATCTAATAGAAGAAAATAGAACCAATAGATACGGCTATAGATATGGAATTAGAGATATTTCAATTAGTGGTCAATATTATGATAAGTCAGCCTCATTCGTTTCTGCTCCAATATCATTAAATTCAAACGACAACAGCAACTTGGTAATAGATGCTGTTTCGGTGGATGTTGGAGAAAATTTACAAGATGGTTCTATTAACTATTTTATAGCAGAAGATAATGAATCAGCTCAATCGATATCTGATTTTTCTTGGATTCCAATTTCTCCAGAACAAAGTGTTCAAAATTCTTTTTCTACAACAGTTAACTTTAGTGGTTCTTCTTTAAAGTCAAAAAAGATATTAATTGATGCAGAAAATTCTACAAACTCATTAAAGAAAATACCTCTAGTTTCAAAAACTGTTTCTAAAAATTTAAACGAACAAAATCCAACAGTTGATCTGTATCCAAATCAAACAATATACAGAATAGCTAAACTAGATCAATTGGATAATCCTGTTAGCTCTTATCTTTTGGACGGCATAAATTCAGTTTCCGGTAGTTATATAAATTATCAGAATAGTATTTATAATGAAAATGATTCTTTGGCTACTTGGGGAAATATATTGTCTGGAAAATCAAGCGTTAGACAAATATTCTCTATACCGTCTTATGAAATTTCTAATAATTCTATATTCTTTTCAGGGCCAAACTTAAAATCAATTAGCGTTTTATTAGAAACAAAAATATTCTGCGCTAATGACATTACGATCAGGCATTTATTAGTAAAGAATGATAGCGTTTCAAAGAGCTGGGATGTTGCAGTCTACCTAAATGGTAGGCCGTCAGCTGTCCCATCTGGTGTAACTTCAGAATTAATTGAATGGAATTTCAAAGCGGGTATCAATACACTGAAAGTAGCTATAGACATAAAAGATAGTGCAAATGGTTCTATTAGTTTAATGGATTCTAAATCGCTACTAGATTATGGTTTGGTATATAGCCAGTACTACGGATATGTGGATCCAATAGAATTCAAAAGTAATAGATCAGTTTATGACAAGGTTTTTACTATAGAAAATTTCTTTGGAAATAAAGAAATACTATGTAGAGACAATATCAGCAATAACTCAAGATTGTTCTTCTACTCAAATAATCCAAATCCAGTAACAGCCTTAAGGTTTAGGGCTGATATGGCTAGAGGTAGAAACCCTTTGTCTTCTCCAAATATTGATTATTTTAAATTAAAGTTTAAGAACTCAGAAAATTACTCTGATATATCAGCAGGTGAATTATCCTCTAATAATTCAACAACAAGTGAATATTAAACTTTACTATATAAACTAGGAGACACACATGCCGATAAGTTACTTAGATCCAAATAGTAAAAAAATAATTAGAGAACCTTTAACCAAAAGGTTCAGATCTTTTTATAGATCTCCAAGAAAAAGTGGTCAAGAAAATCTTTTTAATCAAAAAATATTCATGGATATGAATAGAGTTTATTTAGAATTGGAACTTCTTGACACAGCCATTCTTGACAAGGTAAAGATTTTTTTAGGAGCTGAAAAAGATGAAACTCATGAAATCAGAACTGTCCTAGATGAAGTAACTGGCGAAGAATACTACGGTAGAGTCTATGATCTTTCTGCTGATTCAATATCCATGTACAATTACACTGCGGATGATACAATAGATTATCTAGAAACTACGGATACAATCGGTGGAAGTTTGTCAAGATTATTTTATAAAATTAATAAATTAGAAAAACAGACTGGATAATTAAATAAAATGTCAGATTACCTAAACACAGAAAATAACACAATACAGTACAACGGTCCTGTAAATAGCACTGACTTTAATATGAGAGTCGAACAAAATTATCAAGATTTAGTTCATCTCTATAATAGATCCGGCGTGTTGGATCAAAAATTAAACCAAGCCTTTGAGAGAGTGCTGAAGGATCATTTATTTATCTCTAGAGCTATAGCAGACCTAGAAGACAGAATGAAGGCGATTGAATACAATACCGATTCTGCCTATAAAAAACTTTCTATATATAGCTATTCCCAAATAGATGTAGCCAGCTTTGTCAGCGATGCACAATTCGCTCTCTCAAGTTCTGAGGCGCTCAGTTTTGATCACGTATATAACTTAATTACCCTGCCTAAAGTTGATGGTTCTTCTTATTCTAAACTTAAGTTTTTTAGTGGGTTAGGTGAGCAAACAATTCCAGACCTTTTGGAAACAAAGATAAAAAATGACTTTGTTAGCGTTGACACACCCGGTGCCCTAGTGGACACTAGCCCAATGTTCCATGCTTTGTTGGATAGATCTGATAAGTTTTGGAAGCGAAATGTTATAGCTGATACAGCTTCGGCAGCCGGTGCTCAAATGTTTGCCTACTACAAAGTACCTAATGCTTACTCAGGATCGGATACGTCAAACTACGTTTCAATGTCTCCGTATCCATTATTTGGAGTAGACATTCTTTCTATAGAATATACTACAAAGGTCGAGCCAACCCTAGAAGAGTCAGATGGTTGGACACCACTAAACTTTAACAGGCTATACGATAGTGAGTCTGATGCAATAGGTAGAGTTCCTCCAGGTGGTTGGTCAATAGCTGGTTCTGATGCAATTCTTAACGCTGGACCGATAGGATTCTACTTCCCTCCAGTAAAAATTACTGCAATTAGAATAAACATGAGACAAAGAAATTACATTTTAGAGAATGGTAAATACGTCTATACATACGGTTTAGCTGATTTAGATGTAAGGTCACAAAGGTTCTTGGAAACTGGAAGAACAATAATTAAGTTTACTGCCCCTGAGGGAACATTAATCTATTCGGTAGATGAAGTGATACCTAAGATGTACAACGTTCCAGAAGAATTAATATCTACAGCTTTTAGCTATAGAGTTATCTGGAAAGACAGTGGAGTCTATACCCTTGACGAAGTTCCTGGGTCGTCTTCGGTCTGGATAGAGGTAACCTTAAATCAACTTGGAGATGGAACAGCTCCAGTTCTTTCTGATTTAATAGTCAATTATAGCTAATTTTAATAGTTAATAAGTGGCTATTTGATTTTACTATAAATACCACAATATTCTTTTAAGGAGACTATAAAATGGCAACTTACTACGTTGGCCCAAGGCCAGTACTCAAAGGTCGTTCAACCGCTGACATGGTGAACCCTTTTAAGGGTACAGCTGGAACCTACTCTTTTTATCCCCTCTTTGCACCAGGTCTTTTAACTGGAGCTCCAGATAACAACCATGTTCCTGGAACTGGTTACCATCCAGGTAATGTTCTTCTATCACAGTTATTCACTGGTTCTACCCTGTACGCAGGAACAACCCCATTAGCTGGAACATTCGCAGATGGAACTACAACATTTGGTGGAATGAGATTCCGTCCAAGTGAATACAAAGGTCTTACAACCACTAAAGCATTAGATGGCGGTCACGCAAAGCGTACAACCGACTACAGTTTATATAGCAACTATATTTTTGACGGTGTTACGTCAGCAGAAGCATTTGCTAACTTAGGTCATGCAGAGCGCACAACTGCCTACAGTCTCTACAATAACTACATCTTTGACGGTGTTACTTCAGCAGAGGTAATGCCAGCTGGTTATGGACAAGCAAACACAGCTAGTGATTATGGTCGTAACAAAGTTGGTGAGTACAAGGGTGTACCATCGGCAAGAGCTCTCTAATAAAAAAAAGGAGGCACTAAATGCCAGATCAGAAATTGATTAAGGATGTAGTCGAAAGAGCACTTTGGACTGCAGCGCAAACATTCATTGCTGTTTATACAGTTGGTGGAATTGATCAAGCTAAGGCAGCAGCAACAGCTGCAGCTGCAGCAGGACTCAGCGTCATCAAAGGTTTTGCAGCTACAAAAATTGGAGATAAAAACTCCGCAGCATCCTTGAAATAACTAGTTAAATACAACATAAAAAAATCCTAACTGATATACTTGTCAGTACGGAAACCGACGCATCTAATGAGCGTAAGATAGTTATCCCGCCCCAATCAGGGCGGGATAACTGTTTTAAAGGGTGTCTTATATAAGTTTTTGTAGTTTTGTCTAGAGTTAATAAGGATTATGAATGTTTTTAGATCAACTAAATACGGTAGTTAAAGATAAGGCTCTTCCATTAGATGTGGCTGAAAAGTATCTTAACCTATATATAGGTGAAGCAGACTGGAAGACTCATATATCAAAGTTGTGGATGAACTTTGAAAACAAGAATAAGAATTCTGACATTAGTAAAGAAGACATTAAGAGGGCAATATCTTGCACGATGTTATTGCCAACTATGGAGAAAACAAATATCCCTGATCCAGCGCATCTTATTTTATTTTGGTGCCCTACCTGGAATCAGTACAAAGAAAGAGATTGGTTTTCTTTATTTTTAGAAATAGTTAAGAAAGATTTATATATTCAAACTAATCAAAAGGAGTTACTATCGATTGGCATCATAGATCCAATTGATTATTCTCCACTAACTAGACAAAGTTTTAATTGGTTATATGGTCAAGCGGAACAAAATGGTGATTTGAACGAAAAGAATAAAGACATTGTAACCAAAAAGATGCAGAATTTAGTGAGAATATATGGTGGTGCAGTTATATCAAATATTTTTCAGAATCACAAGAATGTAATAGAAAAAGTTTTTAACTGGAGAAGTGGATATTTCTTCGAGAGAGAGATATACAACGTGTATAATTATGACCAGATAAAAAAGATTAAGAAAACAGAAATAGAAAAATTAAACCCTAAATACGTAAAGACTTTAGCATTAGTAAAATAAGGAGATAGTATGTCAGAAGAAATCGAAAACGGAAATCCAGATCTAACACCGATTGCCAATAAGCAGTCTTCTATGTTTTCATTTAAATTAAGTGATGATTTTATAGAATCTTATAGGTCTAAATTTGCACCATTTGGATACAGAGATGCAGGTGGAAACTCCGTTGGAGAGATTACATTTCTTCGTACTTACTCAAGATTGAAAGAAGACGGCACAAAAGAAACATGGTCTGACGTATGCGAAAGAGTAATTAACGGAATGTACTCTTTGCAAAAAGACCACTGCAAAAAAAATCGTTTACCTTGGAATGATGCAAGAGCACAAGCAAGCGCTAAAGAAGCCTTTGATAGATTATTTAACCTTAAGTGGACTCCTCCTGGTCGTGGTCTTTGGGCTATGGGTACAAACATCGTAAACATACAAAAGAATTCAGCAGCTCTGCAAAACTGCGCATTCGTTTCTACTGGAGAAATGAATAAGTTTAACCCAGCAAAACCATTCGCATTTCTTATGGAAGCATCGATGCTTGGTGTAGGTGTTGGTTTTGACGATAAGGGGGCAGATAAAGATTTTACTATCTATGAACCAAAGGAATCAACTACATATATAATTCCTGACACTAGAGAGGGTTGGGTGGAGTCAATGGCTCTTCTCTTGAACTCATATCTAAAAGAAAATCAACCTACATATCTTTTTGATTACTCGTTAATTCGTCCAAATGGTACGCCAATTAAAACATTTGGTGGTGTAGCTGCTGGTCATGAGCCATTAGAAAAACTTCATAATCATATAAGAAAAATGTTTACTGGACGCAAAGGCGATAAGCTAACTCGTGTAGACATAGCAGATATTGGAAACGTTATTGGAGTTTGTGTAGTCTCTGGAAACGTACGTCGTTCAGCTGAGTTGTTGATTGGTCGTTTAGATGATCAAGATTTCTTAAATCTGAAAAATTCAGATCGTTTTCCTGAGCGTAACTCATATGATTCATCTGCTCCAGGTTGGGGTTGGATGTCTAACAACTCTGTGGAAACAGCAGTTGGAGCAGACCTGTCAAGTATAGTGGAAGGTATTTCACTTAATGGTGAGCCTGGAGTTATCTGGATGGACATGTCACGTAAATATGGACGTCTGGCTGATCCACCAAACAACAAAGATCATAGAGTGGCTGGATACAACCCATGCGCTGAACAATCGTTGGAATCATATGAGTGTTGCACCTTGGTTGAAACATATCTTAATCGTCACGATAGTCTTGAGGATTATAAGCGTACGCTAAAGTTTGCATACCTCTATGCAAAGACAGTTACACTACTTCCTACGCACTGGGAAGAGACTAACGCAATCATGCAACGTAATCGTCGCATTGGTGCTTCAATGTCTGGTGTGGCTAACTTTGCTGACAGAGTTGGAGTACCAGCTCTTCGTGAATGGATGGACGAAGGATATAAGACTGTTCAACGCTATGACAATGTATATTCTGAATGGTTGGGTATTAGAGAATCTATAAAGATGACAACAATTAAGCCTTCTGGAACAGTTTCGATTCTTGCTGGCGAATCACCAGGCGTACACTGGACTCCAGGTGGAAAGTATTTTAATAGAACTATTAGATTCTCCAATGAGGATCCAATGCTACCTCTATTTAGAATGGCCAACTATAAGGTT